ATAGTACCACCATTTGCAGTAATCCAATCTTGCACATCTTCAGGAAGTATTCCATCTGCACTACCATCTGCACCTAATAATTTATCATCATTATGTATAAATGTTTTTGCTGTTATTGCCATTATTTACCTGCTTTCTTTTTTGCTTTTGGTTTTGCTTTTGGTTTTTCTTTTTTAATTGCATTACCTTTAGCATCACATTCTTCAAATCTTGATTTTAAACTATCAATATCGTGGTTAGGCATTACTTTATATACCATTCCATTTGGTTTTTTAAAAAATTTCATAAACTTCTCCTGTTTAAAAAGCAGGGTGGTAATCCGACATACCACCCCACTTTACGATTATTAATCAGTTATTAAGAAACGTCTGATAAGATATAAACACCAAAGGCATCTTTTATCTCAACTTGTCCCCAGAATCCAACAGCAACATATTCTGTTGATCTGAATGAAGCATTTCTTTCTGTTTCTATTCTAATCAGTCCTTCAGGCCCTATTGCTAATCCAACAGCACCTTTACTGAATGCAAATCCTGCTGCATCACCACCTGATGAAACATCTTCATCAATCTGATCACTCCAATAAACATTGAATCCTGCAAAATTACCAACAAACCCTGTGTTTATTGCTTCTTCACCTTTACTACCAAGTAATCCTATGGATCTTGCTGTTGCAGTATCAGTAGTAGATGAACCTGCTGTATCTAATGCAGAATTATGAGTTAATGCAATTAATCCTTTACCACCCCATACTTGTTTTGGTGATAATACCAAGTTATATGGAAATGGAGCACCTGCTGCTCTTAATTGACGCATTGAACCAAAGATATGTGATAATGCTAATGTTGAAGCAGCACCACATTCTGTTTGTGAGAATGTTTTACCTAATTCAACTAGGTCATCATCAAGTTTTGCAGCAACTGCATTACCAACTAAATCATCAGCATTACCCATTCTTGCTAAATCAGTAATATCTGCTCTAATAACGTGTTCACTAATTGTGCAATTTCTAGCAGTAGTTGTTATTGAAGTTACATCTGCTTCATCAACTCCATCTGCTACTTCTGCTACACTACTTGATGCAACTTTTGTATAGTCAGGGAATCCTACTGTAATAGCACCCTTAACTGCTTGTTTTGATGTTACCAAAGGCAGCATAACATTAGTATGATTAAATGCAATTACTGCATCACCTATAATCTTTCCTAATCCACCTGCTGCAACACCTGTATCTGTTTCTGCCATGATACTTTACTCCTTAATCTCATTCTATCTATCAACTGCTTGTTAGCCTTCTAGTAGAATGTGCCTAGTGGCAATTTAATAAAATTAAACTTTATAAGGTTTTTTAAGCGTGCCTTTGCCCCAACCACTAAAAGTGCCTATGCAACTTGATGTAAGTGTTTTTCCTTCACTATGCCTTGTAACCCTTGATTCTACTTCATCTATATATTCATCAAAAGTCATTTTGCCATTTTTATATTTAACATCTACATCACCATCTTTTCTTGGATTTAATTCCATATCATTATTTGGATCATAATCCACGCCTAGTAAGTTGCTATGTTTTTTAATCGCCATATCCTATCTTTATTCCAGAGCCTTTAATTGAGTTATTCTTATCTTGATAACCCTTAGGATCTTTCTCTGCCCATTCAGCATAAGAAGAATATCCACCCATTTCGCCTACAGGTTGTTGTGTGCCTGCTCTGCTAGTGTTTGTTGGTAAAGAGTTTACTTTATTAACCTTATTTACATACAACTCTAATTTTTCTAATGGTAGACTTTCAGCGATAGATTTATCATTATCGTCAGTTATTTGCTCCATAAGAGATGTTCTCTTATTAGTTTTATACTCGCCCCATGCCTTTACATCAACTTGGGCTTTCTCAAGTTTAGCATTTGCTTCATCAAGAAGTGTCTTATACTCGCCTTGCTTTTCTAATTCAGCTTTGCGTGTTGCTTCTTGGTTTGCTGTAACTTTGTCTAATTGAGCCTGAAGATTAGATACTTGAGATTTATAATCATTCTTTTGGTTATTAACCTCATCAAATCTAGACTTAGGAATACCATCTGATACATTGTTTGAACTAGCTTCTGTGCTAGGTTGTTTAACCTGATTTGCTTCAGTTTGAGTTGTGTTTTCTTCTGACATTTGAACCTCTTTTGTGAGTATTAGTTATAAAAACTATCTCCATAATATAAATAAAAATACTTTACAACAAATATTTATTTTTATTATCTTTTCTTGCCAATCTTTATAGTGTGTGTGCCTTTAGGCATAATCCTTTTGAGTTGCTTGTTAAAGCTAGGCATTAGCTTTTTAATAACTCTAGGATTGATAGGGTGAGATTTGCTAGTAAGAAATCTTTCTTTTTTTCTTAACCATTCCAATTTATTAGCATGAGATGTCCAACCAATATAAATAGCTTGTTCTCTAACATTAAAATCAGACTTAGTATCTAACATTAAATCACCTGATACAACAGGTGCAGTTGAATTTACATATCCACTATTTTGCTTTCTAAGCATATCACCTTCTTTAGCTTCTTTGTACGAGTATCCTTTTTTTGGTGCATTCTTTTTAAATTTATCTTTTACATTCATAGTAACCCATTTTGATTTAAAATTTGAATATTCAGGGAACTTCTCATCATTACTCATTCTTGGATTTGATTTACTAAAGGTAACTTTTCTATATTCATCAGACACTACAGTTTCAAAATGCCTAAATGCAGTTTTATCAAATAAAGGTGAAGGAGATTTATATGGTTTGCTTTTCTTAGCCATTAGCTAAGATCCTTCTTTGGCAAAGCATTAAATAGTTTTTTAGCACCATCTTTATCATGTCCAAATTTATCTTGAACAGCTATCTCCCATTTGTGCCTGCAATTATATCCACCACCATTTATAAAGACATTTCTAACATTAAGAAATTTAGAATTAAAATCATCAATTTGTTTTCTTGTGCATTCACCTGCTGCCATCATTTCTAAGCATTCAGGTCTAGTTTTACCATCTAATGCACCAATATAAACATATTTAGTATTGGCAGGCATTTTGTCTATCATTACTTTAGTAACGCTTCTGCTGTATTCATTCATAGCTGTATCTATAAGAGTTTGTAGTTGCCTTCTACTTAATGCTCCTTGACCTCTAACTGCTTCTACTACAGTTTGTACAGGTGAGCCTGAAATAATGCCATTAACCACTTCTTTTTTAATAACTTGAGCCATATTATCTAATTGGTTTAAAAGTGAGCCTGTGCTATAGTTTTTAAGTGCTACTAATGTTTCTTCAGATACTGCTGCAAAGCCTTGTATAGTTTGTAGCATAACACCATGAGCATCATCATAAATATTTATAGCATTAGCTGATTTTGCTTTAACTATTTCTACTACATCTAAGTCTTGTATAAATACAGCAAATTGTTCAGCAGTTCTTTGTCCTTTAAGCTTATATAGGTTTTCTATGGTTTCTTCTTGTACTTGCAGTAGTATATCTGTAACAAGTTCTGAGTTTTGTTCTATAAATAGTTGGTCTGACATTAAGCCATCAACTCCCACTTACACAGGTTTAATTAGTTCTTGCAATAAAGAGCCTTCTACTGCTTCTTCTTGTGGCTTTGCTATTCCTCTTTCTTGTAAGTATTCTAGTGCTGTTTCTCTATCAACAAATCTGTCAGGATCTTTCTGCATCAGTATATCAGCTTCATCAATTAAGCCTTTAGATAATTCCCATTCCCATTTATCTCTTTGCTCTTGGTCTGATAATACTTCCATGCTTTCTTCAAAATCTACCTGCTCTAAATCTCCAGCATCTTTGCCCATATCTACAGCTATAATTAGTTTTTCTAGTTCAAATAGTTCTTTCTCTACTTCACGCCATTTAATAACATCAGATACTCTTGCATCTGTTAATTCAGAGTTCCTTAATTTTATAGCTACACCTGATTGTGCAGTTGTACCTTCAACAAAGCTAATATCAATGTGGTAGTTCTGTGCTAACATCTTATAAGCAGTAGTTACTGCACTTGTAATTGATTCTACTGTGTTAGGTGGAGATACTAAACTCATTGTTCCATCTGCTCCTAAAAAACTTATTTTGTCTGGACCTACTTCCAATTCATCACGCTCTATCATAGAGCCATTCACATAAATGTAACCAAAGGATTGAAACATTATATTAGCATTTTTATTAGTTTCTGCTACATTAATTAGTGCATTAGTTTGTATTAAATCTGA